GTAGCCGCAGTTGGCTTAATGTTGCTAGCTGCTGCTTCTATGATGTTAGCAGCAGGTTTAGCCGCTGTGGCAGCTGCTGCAATGATGACAGCTGCTGCAATTGTTGCAGTAGGTGCCGCTGTAATGACTATGGTTTCAATGTTCATTATGGCTGGCTCTATGATGGTATCTGCTATTACAAGTGCTATGAGTAGAGTTGTGTCTGCAGTTTCAAGTGGTATTCAAGCCGCTGTTAGTGCTGCTAGAGGTTTTGCTGGTGCCTTAGTTGGTGTAGGTCGTGACCTGATCCAAGGTTTGATTAACGGTATTACCTCAATGATTGGTGCCGCTGTAAATGCAGTAAGCAAAGTGGCAAGCAGTGTAGTAAATGCTGCTAAAGGTCTGCTTCATATTGGTTCTCCATCAAGATTGTTTAGGCAATATGGTAGATGGGTTGATCAAGGTTTAATCATTGGTCTTAACAAGGATGCTAGTGCCGCAACTAATGCTTCTGCAAATATGGCACAAGGTGTAGTTGATGCCGCTAGTGGTATGCATCCTACAATTGGTGCTCCTGAAATGGATCAATTTAATACAGGAGATTTATTAGCTGATAGCTTTGATAGAGCTACAGATAGCGTTTATGATCTCGTAGGCGCAATTACTGGTTTAAACGGTAAAACAGCTAATGTTGGTGTTCTAGGATCAATTACTGGTAATCAAAGCTTTGATGAAAAGAGCATTAGCAGTTCTGATTTAGGAACAGGAACAGATACTATTACACCTGCTTCTGTTTTATCTTCAAATTTATCTACTAATACTAGCAACAATCAATCTGTAAATATTCAATCAGGTGCCATTGTAATTAACAGCTCTGGCAATCCTGAGCAAGATGCAGATGAATTATTAGATAGACTTGAACAAAAGATCATGGAACAAGCTGATAAATCATTAAGTTAGGAAGTGATGAATATGCCTGATAGAAGTGGTCTGGAATTTTACATAAAAGATCAAACTACTGGTGAAAATCTTCAAATTCCGGTGAATCCGAAAGATGTTAAGTTGAAATATGAAACAGATGATCATTCTGAAACCATTGTTAACTTAGGTGAAGTAAACATTCCTGGTAAATTAAAGCTAGTAGGTGTATCAATTAATTCTGTTTTTCCTACGGTTGGTGCTCACTATGTAGCGACTAAAAGTCCACATAAGCAGGCTACCTATGTTAAGAAAATTAAATCAATGCAAAGCAAAAACCACAAAGTTAGATTCGTGGTTACCAAAACAGATATTTCAATGTTGATGACTATTGCTAGTTTTGAATATGGTTTAGAGAATGGTTGGGCTGATGAATATGCCTATACTTTAGAATTAAAACAATATCGTAAATTTAGTTATGAGAAAAAGAAAAATCCTAAAAAGCGTGGACGTTCTAAACCAGCTAAGAAGCGCTCTAAGCCTGCTAAAAAGATTAATGTTGGGTCAACTGTTTCTGTTAATGGTCGATTACATGCTGATAGTTATGGCAAAGGAGCAGGAATGTATGAAAAGAATGCTAAGCGTGAAGTTTTATACATTGTTCCTGGTCGTGAATATCCAGTTTGTGTTGGTATAAACGGTAAAGCTCGTGGTTGGGTGAAAATGAGTGAGGTAAAAAGATCATGACAGATGCTATTAAAATGACTTTAAATCGTAGATCTACTCACTTTACTCACTCAAAAAGCCGTGCAAGTTATGATATCAGTCATCTTGTAGTTGATGATTCAGTCAAATGGACTATTGACACCAATTTTTCAGCATCTCAGTTTGATTTCAAACTAGTATTCGATGAAAAGCCAATTATTCCTTATACAGGAGATATCATTTCATTTTCTTACAAAAAGAAGAAAATCTTTTACGGTTATGTTTTTAAGTATGGTTTTGATAAAAATCATAACATTACTGTTAAATGCTATGGCCCTAGCCGCTACTTAAAGAATGAAGATTCTATTGTATTTAAGGCTGGGACATTAAGTGAACGGTTCAAAGAAGTAAGTAAACGTGCAGGAATTAAAGCAAAAGTTGTGGCTGGGTCAAGTCATAAATGCAAAGCTGAAGTTGATGACGGTAAAACGTATTTTGACATGATTAAGAGTGCAATGAGTGCAACAACTAAAAACACTCATAAGCATTATTTGATCTTTGATAACTACGATACTGTTGAACTAAGAAAGTTCCCTTACAAAAAGCTTGATATCGTTGTAGGTGATAAGTCCGGATTAACTGATTATGATTATTCAGTTGATATTGATAATACTTACAATGTTGTAAAGGTCGTAAAGAAAGATAGTAAAAAGAGTAAGAAAACATCAAAAACTCAAACTAGTGCAGATGATCCTAAAACCACTACGATTGAATCAAAAACTGTAACCATGCCTTCTGCTAAGCAATGGGGTAAGCTTCAAAAAGTAGTAAATGCCAAAAAGAAAGCTAATGATGCTCAAATGGTTCAACAAGCTAAAAATGAGCTTAAGAATCGTAATATGGCTAACAAACAATTAAAAATCACTTGTATTGGTCGAACTGATTTAGTTCCTGGTAACTATGTAACAGTAAGCATCAAAGATTACAAAAAGAAGTTCAAGGATTGTCCAATTCTGAAGGCAGTCCACAACTTTGGTCAAGATTATACATGTGAATTAACAATGAAGGTGGGGCAATCATGGCAGGTAAACGGCTCTATGAGTTAATGACAAAACGTGGTGGTAAACCAAGTGATTATTCAGATGTTGTATATGGAACTGTGATTAGTGCTAAGCCTTTAAAGGTTCAATTATCCAATAATATGGTTTTGACTGATGATTTTATTGTTCTGGGTAAACATATTGGAAAATTCAAACTGCAAGGTAATGCAATTATGAAAGGTTCTGCAGATATGACTTTTCATGGCCACCACGATACAGCTAATATCAGTAAGGCTGATTTAAGTTTTAAGAAAACATCAATGTACATTGAATTTGATAATTCACTTGAAAAAGGTGATAAGGTTACAATGATCCGTTTGGATGGTGGTCAACAGTTCTATTTATTTGAAAGGTTGGGTGAAGACGGTTTTGGATTCTGATGAAGAAATTAATGTTGGGGCATTAATGGAAGATGCATATTTAGATGATGCTGATCTTGATGATGAAGAAGATGATCAAAGCCCTACCTATACTTTTAAAGTTGCTAACGGTCGAATTCGTGGCATGACTGATGAACTTGATGCAATGCAACAAGCTGTAGACAAAATTCTTAAAACAGAAAGATTTGTTTATCAAATTTATGATGAACAGTATGGTAATGATTTGCCTGAATTAATTGGAGAATCTATTAATTATGCATTATCAGAAGCTGAAAGAATGACTGTTGAAGCTTTAGAAGCAGATGATCGAATTACTAGTGTTGAAATTACAAGATGTGAGCAATCAGGCAGTGATTCTATTATCGTAGAAGGTTTTGCTAATACTGTTTATGGTCGGGTTGGGTTTGAAAGTGAGGTGGATATAGTAGATGAATCCTAATGAATTAGCCGATGAATTAGAAGCTCAAAACCATGATTATTGGCTAAATTTAATGCTAGATAATGTGCCGAAGGACATTGATAAACGTGAAGGCTCAATCATTTATGATGCTGTAGCTCCAGCAGCTATGGTGAGTGCTCAACAGTCTTTATCATTAGCAAATATCATACGAGAAACATATATTAAAACCGCTCAAGGCGAGTTTTTGGACTATAGAGCGGTTGAACATGGCACCAGTAGATATGCAGCCACTAACACAGAAGTTAAGGCTAGATTTAATGATGATGATGGTAATCCAGTAAATGTTGAAGTAGGTGATAGATTTGCAAGTATTGCAGAATCACCTATTTTTTATACAGTCATAAAAGCAAATGATGATGGCACTGCAGAAATGCAAGCTGAAGAATCAGGAACAATTGCTAATAGTTATTTGGGCCAAGTTTTGCCGGTTACTCCTAATGATAATTTAGCATGGGCTGAGATCATTGAAATTACTATTCCTGCTAGGGATGAAGAAAATGATGATCATTTAAGAGCACGACTTTTAAATTCCAATAGTTGGGTAGCCTACGGCGGTAACGTAGCGGATTATTTAGACATGACTAGTAAGATTCATGATGTTGGTGCAACTCAGGTTTATCCGACTTGGGACGGGCCAGGTACGGTTAAACTAGTTATTTTGAATAATGATCTGATGCCAGCTAGTTCAACTCTAGTTAAAAAAGTTAAGGAAGAAATTGATCCTGAAGAATCTACCACACAAGGATATGGTTTAGCTCCAATTGATCATAGGGTAACTGTTACAGCCCCTGAGGCTTTTACTGTTGATATAGCAATGAATGTAACCATTGTTGATAGTGTAAATATCGATTCTATCAGGGCGAATATTAAAACATCACTTGAAGAATTCTTTAAATCATTGCGTAGAGATTGGAGCACTGTTAATCCTACAGTTGGCCGAGGTTATTCTTTGATTGTTTACCGCTCAAAGATCCTTTCTAGGGTAATGATGCTGGAAGGTGTAGCAAATGCTACAATGCCACGGCTTAACGGTAAAGATGAAGATCTACAACTTGTGTTTAACAATACCACCTCACAACTTCCGGTTTTAGGTGAGGTGACGGTAAATGGATAAGAATGAACTCCTTAAATATATGCCTGACTATTACAATGGCGTGTATGAAATGGAGGAACTCTTAAAAGCACAATCTAAAGGACTGTATCAGTTTGATGGAGAAATTAATCGAACACTTTTAAATGAATTCATTATTCAAGCCGATGAAAAGGGAATTTCAGTTTTTGAAGATCAAGCAGGAATTAAGCCGGATTTAGGTGCAAGTCTTGAAACCAGACGCAATAATGTGCTTTTAAGATTATTACCACCAAAGCCTTTAACTAAGAGATACCTTAATCATTTACTTGAGATTATGAATTTAAAATCACATGTAGATGTTGATTATGCTAAGCGTTTGGCCATAGTTGAAGCTGAATCTGCAGATATTACACCAGATAAAGTTAACAGTATGAAGTACATGCTGAATATCACTTTACCGGCAAACATGATCTACGATATTAAGATTAATCTTGCTCAAGCTACTGTTCAGAGAGAGCTTTACTTTGAGGTTGTTAATACTGCAGATAGCTATGTAATTGCTCAAGCTAACACTAAGCAAGCTCCATTTGAAAATAAAACTGAAGCTCATTTATATATTGGTTTTGGTACAAATATTCAAACAGATACAGTTGTAGGTTATGAAGATCAAAATTATAAGGAGTGATTAAAAATTGTCACAATATAATAAAACGGTTCTAACTCGTGCTGGCCTTGAACTAGCTAAAAAAGCCAATGCGGGGCAAGCCAAGTTTGGAATCACAAGGGCGGTAACTTCTGCGGATGATTGGAGTGGCAAAACCACTCAAGACCTTGAAGAAGTAACTGCTATTCCTAATATTATGCAACAGGGAACCATCATGGATGCTGAAGAAGTTGAAAGCAACAACTCAGTAATTGGTGTTTCTCTGCGTTTTACTAATAAGGATTTAAGTACTGGCTATCAAATCAGAGTTATTGGACTTTATGTAAAAGAAGAAGGTCAGGATAAAGACTTTCTTTATGCTGTAACCACTGCTGTTACACCAGAATACATGCCTGGATTTGGTGATAAAGTTTTGTACCGCTTTAACATGCAAATGTACCTTGTTATTGGTAAAGCTCAAGCGGTTAACGTTGTAATTGATGAAGGTACTGCTGTAACTCATGGGCAATTTGACAAGTATAAAGGTGAGTTGAATCAAGATCTTGAAAAGATTAAAGATGCTCACAAAGAAGATATGAGCCATGTTGTTAAGAGTGCAAGCATCAATGGCGGTGCTGAGATTATACCAAATGAATCGGGCAAATTAGAATTATTTTTTCCTGATCCTGATTTATCTAAGTATGTAAGTTTAGAGCAGTTAAAAGAACTACTTAAAAATAAAGCTGATACTACTGCTGTTCCTGATAAAACTGATACTGAGAACGGTATTAAAGAAGCCAAGGCAATGGCAAAGGCAGCAGATGATAAGGCTCAAGATGCTTTAAATCGTAAAGCTGATAAAACCGATGTTTATAGTAAATCTAATATTGATGACATACATTCTAAAACTTACTTCCGCAAACAAGGTATGGATCAAAACGGAAATGCTGTTGAAATTCGTGCTAATGCGGTAAAGCAAAGCAATGGTGGTTATGCTATCGATATTTATGATACTGATAAAACAGCGGCTAAATTACAAGAAGTTTTACCACAAGTTGCAAAACTTAATACTGCTAAAGATGGTGTTCAAAAAGAAGCCCCTGATTTTAATACATTGACTGATTCAGGAAATTATTATGTAACCAATACTTCTGATGCTACCAATGCCCCAAGTAGTTCATGGGGTAATTTAGTTGTTTGGCATGGTACTGGCGCAAGAATTGAGCAAGTTTATTTCCCTGATAGTAGGGATGCACCATTCTTCCGCATGAATTCTGGTGGCAATTGGTTAGCTTGGAAGCAGTTAATTACTAAAGATGATGTTGAAAGTCGTTTTGGCGTAACAAATGGTAAAGTTGCTAATCATGAAAATAGGATTACTAAGCTTGAACAAAATGAATTTACAATCCGGCATTATACAAAGGCTCAGGAAGCTGAAGGTATGGCATGGGTTAATGAAGATCCTACTCATAGATTAGTAATGGTTACAGATGGATAGTTAGAAAGGAGTTAAGCATGGCAATTGAAAAGATAATCTTTAATTCAAAAACATGGCTACCACAAGCACCTGGTAAGTGGTATAAGTGTGCGGGTCACAATAACTGGGGGGTATGTTTGGCTATGGTACTTTGATAGCAAGAATAGCATCTGGAAAACTGTTTACAAAGCAAGCGGACCAGATCATGCTGATACATTAAGCAAAGATGTTGCTGTTAGAGTAGATGACAAAAATATTGTCACTTACAAAGATAACTACGGTTCTAGTTATAGACTTGTAAAAATTACAGAATGTCCTAGCAGACCAAATGTAGTTGGAGAGTATTTAAGTCTCGATGACTTAGTTAAAATGGGGGGGTAATTAGCCTCCTAACCCACTTATATCAAACTATTCATGTTCTCACTCTTGAAAGTGGGGTGATTGCATGATTAAGAAGCTGATTTTTAACCGTACTAAGTTTGTTCCGCAGTCTGATCTAGATAATGCTAATGACAAATTTAACAATGTGAACAATAAATTTAATAGTGTTGTTGGTCATTGGAAAATTTATAACGGAAGTGGCTATCAAGGTGTAGCTGCTGAAATAACCATCCACTCAGACGGCACGATTACTGCAATTGATGGATATGATAAAACTGGTAAAGTTGTAAAAATCTAGGGGTAATTAAGTCCCTTCTAAACCACATTCGGGGTATAGTATACCTCCTGAAAAATAGCTCACGGGGCGTACCCGTGGGCTTTTTATATAGAAAGGAGCCTATTATGGCTGAAGAAACTAAAAAATTAAATTTATACTACTTATCTGATAACAATTTTGATTGTGTACCTGTACTAGTACCAATTGAGTTAACTTTTAATACTTATCCTTTTATTATTGATGCTCCAAAGGATATGAATAAGCCCAAGTACGATTGGACTCATAGCCGTTGGATTGATCAAACAAATGCAGATAACCAAAATAAAATTGCTGATTTACAAGATGCAATTAACGAGAAGGATAAGCAAGTTACTGAGTTACAAACTGGAATTTCAGAATTCAAAGAACAGACTCAAGCAATGACGTCAGCAATTAGTAATTTAACCACGCTTGTTACTCAAGCACTTCAATCAACTAAGGGGGCAGAATAATGAGTTCAGTTTGGGAATCGCTATTAACTAACCTCTATTTTTTGAAGGCTTATTCAAAAGAAACCATTGCTACATATGTTCCAAATTTCATTGATGAAGCTGCTTATCAAAGAATCACAGGTGAACCATATGTGAAGGAAGTGAGCTAGTTGCCAGAAATCGATCAAGCAGTGCTTATTTCCATTATTACCGGCGTTTTTAGTGGTGGCGTGTTTACGTTCTTACAATTTTTGATTAAAAGACATGATGACCGTACAAACAATGTTGATGCTAAAAATAAACTAGTTGAAGATGCATTATTGGCAATTCTACACGATAAGATTTATGTAACAGGATCAAGAATTATTGCACAGGGAACAATCTCTGCTGAAGATGCTAGCAACTTAGATAAGCTTTATGAACCGTACAAACAATTAGGTGGTAATGGAACTTGTGAACGGATCATGAAGAAAATTGAAGAATTGCCATTGAAAGTTGAGGATTAACAATGAACCATGAATTAGTTTTAGATATTATTCTTGCCTTGATTTTTCTTGTTGGATTGGTATTTCAAAATGTAGTTAAGAAAAATCAAACTGCTAAAACCTTTGTCGATTTAGTAAATCAGCTTGCACCACAAGCTGTAGTTATGGCTGAGAAATCAGGCTTAACTGAAAATTTAAAAGGATCAGACAAGTTTAAAAAGGCAGTTGATTATGTAAATCAGTCAATTAAATCATTGGGCTTAACTGCTAGCGATCAAACAGCAATTAAGAATGCCGTTGAAAAAGCGTGGGCTGATCTATCAGTTGATGGGACGCTTGAAAGCTATAAGAAAGAAGGTAATGATGAAACTAAAGAAGTTACTGTTAACGGCTTTACTAAGTAGTTTAATTTTCTTGTTTCCACAAAAAGTTGATGCTGCAAGACGTTTAGGAATTGATGTTTCAAGCTACCAAAGATCTGACTACCAATTTTTCCAAAACATGAAGGCTAATGGAACTAAGTTTGTAATTGTAAAACTTGGTGGATCTGGTGGGGGTGAAGGTGAGCATTATCAGAATCCTAAAGCTAGCCAGCAGTTAGCCATGGCTCAAAAAGTCGGCTTAGAAGTTGGATCATATTTCTGGGGAGAATTTGGTGGATCAGTCGCACAAGCTAAGAAAATGGCAAAGTATGCTGTAAGTGATGCTCAAAAATTCGGTTTAAAAAAGGGTTCGGCAATAGCTTTGGATTATGAACTTGGTGCATCTCAGAACAAAGAAGAAAATACTAAGGCAATTCATGAATTTATGAGCTACATCAAAAAGCAAGGATACAAACCCTTACTTTACTCTGGAAGCTATTATTTAAAAACGAATGTCAATCATTCCAAAGTAAACAAGTCTTTTAAAAACTCTCTTTGGATTGCAAGTTATGCAACTATGGCACCTGTTAATGGTCCAAATTATAATTATTTTCCTTCATTAGATGGAATTGCTATTTGGCAATTTTCATCAGCTTGGTACGGTGTAGATGGCAATGTTGAGCTATTAAAAAACAGCCTGAAACTAGGTAAAGTTAAAGATGATGTAAAGGTTACTAAAACTAAGAAATCTAAAGCAACATCTTATACTGTTAAAGCTGGTGATAGTTGGTATTCAATCGCTCAAAAGTTTGGAATGGATCAAAATCAACTAGCTAAGTTAAACGGTGGAACCGTTAATTCAGAACTGCAACCAGGAGATAAGCTTAAACTTACTGGAACAATTAAAAATGATGCTAAGCCTACTAAGGTAAAAACTAAAATTGTTAAAGTTAAATCTTTGGGGAAAGATAGAAAAAACTGGAAAGTAAGATTGATCGATGGTAGCGGTAAGTACTCCAACCATTATGTAAATCAAGGTAGCAGATGGATAACGAGTAAAACTAAAGAGACTAAAAAAGGCAAAGCATATCTGATTGGTAAAAATCTTTATGTTTTAGCTAAGTATGTTAAAATTGAATAATCGTTTTAGATAAACTAAAAACCACTCTGGGATTGTATAATTTCCTGGAGTGGTTTTTTTGTTTTGTCTAACATTTGTCTAACATTCCCTTGAAAAAAGCTTATTATATCAAGGAACTATCAGGCAATAATAATGCCCCGAAAAAGATTCGAACTTTCACTCAGTCACCTGAACAGCGACCTGAACGCTGCGCGTCTGCCAATTCCGCCATCGGGGCTAAAACTCTTTAACTATCATACCAAAATTTTTGGTAAAATTAAATATAAAAATAGTAGGTTAACGATATTAGGGAAGTTGTGAAATGATCAAAAATAAATTTAAAAAGACGGTAATAAGTATTGTCGCATTAGCTAGTTTGTTTGGTGCTGGAATTACTGCTCCAATTGCTTCGGCAAGTTCGATTTCTTCGTATCAGGCAGATAAAATAAATCTAGAAGTTAAATCGGCAATTGCACTTGATAGTGAATCAGGGCAAGTGCTTTATGCCAAAAATGCGGATAAGAGATTACCGATTGCTTCAATGACTAAGTTGATCACGGTTTATTTAACTTTAGAAGCAATAAAGCATAAGCAAATTTCCTGGGACACTAAAGTTGAACCAACTTCAGCAATTGTCAAAGTTGCAAATAATAGCGAGTATTCCAATGTTCCATTAAAAAAGGGACATTTGTACACGATTCGTCAATTGTATCAAGCAACATTGATTGAGTCAGCCAACGGTGCAGCAATGTGTTTAGCACAGGCAGTTAGCGGGTCACAAGTTGCTTTTATCAAGAAAATGCGTACCCAATTACAAAAATGGGGCATTAAAGACGCCAAGATTTACACTGTATGTGGTTTGCCAAACGGTAACGTTGGAAGTGCGGCTTATCTAGGTGCAAATAAAAACGCTGAAAATAAGTTATCAGCTGCCGAAATGTCAATTGTAGGGCAAAAACTACTTGCTGAATATCCAGAAGTTATTAAAACTACCAAAGTGTCACATAGGGCATTTAAAGATAGTGGTCAAACAACGAGCATGACCAACTTCAATTGGATGCTCAAAGGACTTTCACAATATTCAGGTGCTTATCCAGTTGATGGCTTAAAGACAGGGACAACAGATGCAGCTGGAGCATGTTTCATTGGTACTTTAAAATATCGTGGTAGAAGACTAATTACAGTTGTAATGGGAGCTCGTCACCAGGATGGAACGGATCCTTCAAGGTTTGTTGAAACAAAAAAACTATTGAATTACATTTATCAAAACTATTCTCCAGTTGTTTTGCCAGCCAAAACTAAAATAGCTAAAGCTACTAGCATGGGCGTAATCGATGGTAAAGCATTGAAAATTCCTATTGGAGTAAAAACCAGTACAGTTGTTTGGGACCCAAAGGATGGTAAAACTCTTACTACAAAATTACGTTATTCAAAAGTTGAAGCCGGAATTCAAAAAGGTCAGACTGTGAATGAATACCAGTTCAAATCAGGTAATAATAAAATCTTAACGATTAATGATCAACCATTGAAGGTATCAGCTCAAGCTTTGCAAGGGACTAAAAAAGCTAATATCTTTGTAAGAATTTGGCGATGGATTACAGGTACAAAATAA